GTCCACCCTTAACTCCGCTATATTAGCTGTAGCATCTAGTGGTCTTACAAACTCTAAAAGGTAATCCCAAGCTACTCGCTTACTTTGTGAGTATGTTGGACTAATGATTGCGTACCTAGGGTTAGGCTTGTCATTCTCCATTGCAGCTTTAATTAGCGCATTGAGTGCTGCTACTGTCTTTCCCATACGCCTGTGTGCCACTACCACTACAAAGCGATTTTTATCCATCGCCTCATGGATCTGTAACTGTGGTTCTCTTGGCTTGTAGGGGATGACTACTCGTTTTACTTCGTCATCTGCGTACTCTACTTCTCCCAAGCGACCACCATCTTAAATATCTCGCCATCCGAGCCAGTAATATTGTTCTCGATTGGCAGTAGTCTGCCATATATCTTATAGAACTCACCTTGGTTCTTGGAGTCTGACTTCGCCCAATTGACCATGCCTTCTACTCCACCTAAGTCCTCGAAAGCACGAATAATGTTTTCTTTTGCAACTCTAGGGATCTTGTTTGTAGCTCCCTTTGGTCTACCAGCACCTGCTCGTAGTCCACCATGAGATGATTTTTCTGTCTCTAAATTATCAAGTTCTGTAGCGTTTTCCATTCCATTCCCTATGGGTTGATGGTTGATGATGTTGCTATTCTACAACAGATTAGTCTAGTAGTCCTTCTACTTTTTGACTATTCTTTTCTAGTATTTTAACTGTAGATGGCTCAAATACTACAAAATTGCTAGTTTTTGACTGTATTCCATAAACATCATTTATTGCAAGTTCTAATTCTTTAGGGTCAGCATTTTTATATGCTTGTTTCATACCTTGTAAAGCATCTTGTGGCGTATAACCTGATTCTTTAAAACTAATACCTGCATTAGTGTATGCAGGATCACCATTATATTTAACATCAACTCTGCTACCTTCATCCAAATAGCGTATTCCTTTGATGCCAACTTCATTTAGTTTTTGTGATGTAAGTTGTGGATTGCCTTGTATAAATGTTCGATATATATCTGATCCAGTAGGATTAATTGGTTGCTTTGGCAAAGGACTCTTTGCATCACCTGTTAACGCATTTAATAAAGCATCATCAAATTCATTAAGTTTTTTTGCATCCGTTTTAATACCTAGTTTTGCCAATGCCTCTTGTACTTGTGGGGTTTGTTGCAACAATGGCTTGTCCCAATCAAGCATCATGGGTATGTCTTTGTCAGGTATATCTACTTTGTATAGATTACCTTTTAATTCTTTACCTGACCTTAATACATCTATTGCATCTTGAGAAAACTTTTTAGCTTCAGGTGTTAAATTTGGTGTAATTCCGTATTGAAGTGCAGAAATGGCACTTTCAGGTGTTTTATAAAGTTTTAGATATTCTGATGCTGTTTGTTCAGGTCCAGCAAGCATTTTTTGATATTCTTGAGCAACTTTAGGGTTTTCAGCAAAGTACATACCATGCCCATAAGCCTGTGCGCCTTCGCCTGTTCCTACCTTGCTTATGTCAAACTTGCCTCGGATGTTATGAGGTGTGCCATGATAGGCTGTAGCACCCATAAGCCCTGGCACTTGTTCCATTAGTCTTGCAAGAGCCTCTCTATCGCCTACCTGTATGCCTTGTTGACCCATTACTAATGCTTTGTCTAAATCAGACATCTGCGTTTGTAGATTCTGTTGTGCTGTCTGTGCCACATTTCTTGCATAATCCATCACTTGTGGATTTGTAAGTGCTGTCATCTGTGGTGGTGTATAGCCTTGTAGAGCCGATGCTAAATTGGCTTGGGTTCTCTGCCCACCTAATAATCCTGCCATTGATGGTCTAGGAGCTAACAAGCCACCTAATCGGGCTTGTGCCAGATCGAGTAGGCTTGCCATATTTATCCTTTATTTATCACCACTTAACTTTGTCTGCCCAGAACGCTGCACTCATTTTGCCCTTGGCTATGTTCTTAGCGTGTCTTGCCTTAAATGACTTTCTTCTTGCCTTGTCTGCTTGCGACTCACCTTCTCTTGGTGGGCTACCTGTCATTCCTTGCTGACCGAATCGGATGGTCTTTACCTTATCGCCTTCTTTTGCCACGACTACATGGCTTTTAGTAGGGTGGCTAGGTGTCTTTTTGGGTTTGTTATACCCTGCTACACCAATCCGTTCTATGATGCTTGCTGCCTCTCGGACTTTCACTTCTTATACCTTGCTGACTTGCCTGCCTCACTTAGTGCGATAGCGATGGCTTGCTTGGGACTGCTGACTTTCTTGCCAGAGCTAGACTTGAGCTTTCCCTCTTTGTACTCGCCCATGACCTTACCGATCTTCTTTTGCGATTTGGTCATTTTCATTTTTTAGCCTTCATTGGCTTGGCAGTCTTAGCAGCTTGCTTGAAGTCTGCTGCGGAAGGTGCTGCTTTGCTACCTACCTTGTTCATCTTCTCGCTTGATCCAGCAGCGATACGCTTGCGTTTAGCGTTGATATTACTATAAAGACCCTGTTTCATTTTTTGACTCCATAAAAGTAAAGATCGTGTGTTTCATGTTGCGATGCAAACTCGTAAATACTAAACATACCTTCTACATTAAAGTCTTGCTCGGTTAGGTTTCTGTAGTAATCCCAAGAAATAAGTGGTGCATCGTCAGGACTTGTTCTACTTGTGCCATGCTCTGCTCTACCTGTTGTTGCACAACTAAATATGACTAGACCACCTTTTTTGGTCATCCTGTGCATATTATCAAATGTTTCTTTCCAGTACGGATTATGCTCAAAACACTCACACGATATGGTTGTATCGTAGGTTTCGTCTGGATCGTCTAAGTCTTGTCCTTGACACACATAATCTACATCTTTACCTTCGCCTACATCTATACCTAAGTAATCACAATCTTGAAACAATATCCTAATTGTGCCATTGATGTTTAGGCTGCCTACTTCTAATACTTTTGCTTTGTAGAAATTACTAGGATATTGACCCTTAATTACTTCTACAAATTGGAATTGTTGTGGATGAGCCACTAGTCCTCGTATTCTTCTTCTTCTGCACCCATAGGCTCAAAAGCCATACAGCCTCGTTCACCTTTGCAGACAAAATCAAATATCTCGCAATGACCCATATCTTTAGGCACTCCGCATTTAGTCATTTCTTTGCCAACCATGTAATATTCACAGGCTTTGCACTTGCCTTCGCCATCCTTACGATCACCATAATCGGCTGTAAGGACTGCTTTTTTCATGTTGCCTTTGTTTATATCGGCATCCATTGTAGAAAGTGGGCAAGATTCTGTATCGGATTCTAAAAGACCGCCTTCTTTTTTCTCGGACATTTTAGGCTCTTTGCCTAGCAGACCGATCATTATCGACATTCCTTTTTCTTTCATATCTCACCTAAAAAAATAGCCCTAGATACAGGGCTATGGAAGAAGAATCACTAAATTCTGGGTGCAATCACCCAAGCAAATTATACAATTGTTTATTAATTTTGTGAAGTAAACCATTGTTTATGCAATTCAGGCATATTTTGTTTTATCCATTCCTCTGCCTCTCGGTGGTTCTTGCCATGATCCATGCCGATAGTTTGGCTGCCGACATGGTGTACATAAGACCGACTGACATAGTTTTTATACCCATTAGCCCTAATTTCTAGGCATTGGATGTCATCCGAAAACCAATTTATAGGCTTGTAATCTACCCATTTGTCCTTATGTATATACCCGAATAGGGGAGAAATAATATCTGTAGGAATTATTTTACCTTCTTCCATGTAGCGTATACCTTCCCTTTGCTTAAACTCTCGGATGTTTTGGTAGCCACGCACATAGTCCGACTTAGCCGACACCCAAGCAGTATCCTCTGGCAGTAGTTCTACATCTTTTAACAATAAACAATAAGAACTAGGGGTTAATACTATGTCATCGTTGGCTACGATTACCTCATCAAACATACCAAAAGCACAATGGACTACTTGGTTATATGACTCCCCAAAATTATGACCTTCATTCCGTATATTAATAGTCCTATGCCTAGGAAGGCTTAGATCGCTACCAGAGACAAAAACGACTACATCCTGTGGCACATACTGGTCTATGCTTGATAACAGCACAGGGAGGCATTTAGCGTTCTTGGTGGCTATTGCGATTGGTACATTCCTGACAAACGAATCTTTCATTAAGTCCTTCATTGTAGATTTGGAAGTGTCCACCTTTTGTAGAATTACGCTGCTGACACCTTGAGCATATCCGCAAACTGAATACTTTTGGTTTTCTTATCAAGTTGATCTTGGAGTCGTTTTTTAGCATTGTGTAGGTCTGTCTCAAATCGTCTTGTAGATATTCTAAGGTGGTGGGCTAGTTGATTCTGACTAGCATAAGGATGGCTCACATACCGAGCCTTTAGTATCTTTCTTAGTTCTAAGGGTAAACCCTTTATTGTTTCTTCTATTAGCTCACCATCTCGGTTGTCAGGTTCGTAGTGTGGTTCTTCTGGTGCGTAGAGGTTGCCTAGCTCGGGAATGTAGTTCTTTTCAAATGATCGACAAGTAGAGTCTGGCTGTGGAATAACTGATCCCGATACATACCAAGCCCAATTTCGTAAGCGGTCATCAAGTGTCATTCACATTCCTGTGTTTAATTAACTATATAATTGTAACTATTTTCTTAATGGTTTCAACTATATATGAAAAATCAATACGGATATTACTTACCCGACCAAGAGTTTGCCGACAAATGGAAACAGTTTCCTAGTCCGATGT